CCCGTGTTCCTGTTGCCCGTGTTCCAGTCGCACGTGTTCCAGTAGCCCGTGTTCTCTTTCTTGTCTGTCATCTCATCTCTCCTTTGTTTGTGTCACCAGTATATATCATGTTTATACTATGTCAACAGCTATTCATCACAACAACTATATTTCTTCCCCGGCCGCTTCGGATCACTGTCGTCAATAACCCCCTGTAAATATTCCTTGTTAGCCGCCGTCTCTGTGGTCGCTGTGCTTGGCGTAGGCTTGCGCTGTACCTCGCATATGATGTGTGCCACATTAGAACCCTGCCGTTAGTTCTCGGCCCCGGTGCTGCCTGCCATACCTTTGACGCCTCCATGTTGGGGTTTATCTTTTGGCGGTGGCAATATGCGCGGCATTGCTGCTCAAGGGTCATGTTAGAATAGTCTCCAGAAATTTGTGAACCAGCTTTCCTTTTCATATGCCGCCCAAGAAAGAATTACAACGTCTGTGAATCCTTGGTCTTCCTCAATATAATCTTTGAGCGCCTTTACAGATCCGCTATCGGTGAATTTGCATCTTGTGCTTGTGTCCATACTGCCAGTGCCGCCTTTATTTCCATCACGAAACGCATAAACAATATGATATTTATATTTCAATTCCTCACTCATCTTCTCTCTCCTTGGCTAAATTGCGGTGTTTAATTGCCTCATGCGCTAACATCATTAAAAAATCGGCATCGGTTACAGAAAATATTACATCACCGCCATACTCATGTCTTACCTCTACTTCCATAGATAAAACTGCTAATCTTCTCCGATCATCTTGCAATTGTTTCTCTGTCATCTGTCTCTCCTTTAATTATCCTGCACGTCCTGCCATACACCTGAGATAAGCACAAACGCTATCAGCTCACTCCTGGAAATGTATGAGCCGTTGAAGTGAAATCCATCATCACCTGTCAGCATAACCATATCAACATTTTTACCTTTGACGCCCTCTATGTTTCCATCAGGTACTATGTATTCAAAATCTACCGGCTCTGGTGGTGTGAATTTAATTACGTTGGTCATTTTATATTCTCCTGAATTGAAACTTTAACAACGCTATACCCTTGCTTCTGTATAGTAGGCCAGAGCCGACCCTTCTTATTTTGCATGACCTGCTTGGCCAGCCTTCGTGTTGGCCGGATGCAGTCTGTCAATATTAGGTCAAACTTCTTTATGGCCCATGCCTCAGTTTTTGTCGCACTCATCTTCTCTCTCCTTTGATTTCCATTTTTCAATTCTATCAAGAACTTTATCGGATTCATCTTGTGTTAAAAATTCATTATCCTTCAAAACACGTAAGGCACGGTGAGCAGAAGCCCTTAATGCTGCATCGCTTATCTTCATCTGTCTCTCCTATGTGCAATATTCTGCAATGTATCTCTTGTCGGCTTCCGTCCGCTCGGCATGGATCACCTTGTTTTTATAATCCCACCGTATCGGCTTACCACAACATGGCGCATCGTGATCCGTGCCTAGTTCCGGGTCCCAACCTTCGGCATCTGATCCGCACCAAGGGCAGGCTGTATTGAAGCTGAATTCTTCCGGTTCGGGTAATGGCGGTATCTTCATGTCTCTCTCCTATGATTGCTCAATTATTAAAAACGCTTACTTTTACCCGTTAGCGTTATCATGGATATATTCTCTTTCAGGCGGTCAGCCAAGGCAGGGCCGATTGAATCTATTACGCCTTTTAGGTCGGTATTGCCTATGATAATAACAGGCATTAGATTTTCATACCGATAGTTTATAATATCAAAAAACCTATTTCTCTCAGCTTTGGTTTCATAAGTTCGCGTGATCTCATCAATAATTAAAAGACCGTGCTTGTTAAAAAAATGTGCGCTTCTATCTTCCATAACGCGCTCACTCATAGACATTGCTGTAGTATAAATTGCATTACCATTTTTGGAAAATTCTTTAGCCAAAGCCGCCGCTAAATGGGTTTTCCCCGTTCCCACATTACCCAACATTATCAAGCTACGCCAACCATCGCCATCAATGAACTCTTTGGCTGCTACGCTCGTTTGCTCATCAAAGTCAGACAACACCGACCCCCGAAACCTCTTTGCGATATCTGCATATGAAAATCTCATCTCCTGCAATCTATCCATTACCCAACATCTCCATAATTTGTTTCTGGTCATAGTGCGTAGCCACGACTTCTTCCGTTTCTTCTACGCCAAAGTCTAAGGCAGATTCCAAGTGCTGTTTAGTTGGCAAGATATAATCGTCCTCCCACCTTGATTGATTTAACCATGTAATTGCCTGCGCTATAAATTTACGGTCGGTATTTTCTGCTTCCTGCAAAGCATACTTTTTAGCACCAGATATAATCTCATCAGGATTAATGGCTTTGCATATGGATATAAATTTTGTTTTAGCGTTTGATTTTGGGTTGCCTCCTAATCGTCTAGGGTATTCTTTCCAGAACTCATTGAATTTTATTTCAAGCCCATGCTTATCAGGGGTAATTACTTCAGGGGTTTTATACTTATCTTTAGATAAGTCTTTTACTTCACTCTTCACTTTCACTTTCAGCATTGCCACGGCATCGCCTGTTTTGTTTTCTTTCAATGACTTAGACCATCTTTTATCGGCTTTTAGCTTGTTTTTAGTTGAGATAGAGTTGATCTTTAGTAGCTCTTTAGATGCTCTATAGTTGAAGTAAAGACCGTCTTTAATGGTGATTAACTCACTTTTAAGCAGTGCTTTTTTAAGACGGTTATGCTGCCTACGGTTACAGGGCATAGCCTTGCATATTAATAAATCATCGTCTGGCAAGCATCCATCATAGAGATATATCAGGCTCAGTATTTCATCGAAATAGCCTTTCTCCTCAAAAGAAAGCATTAATGTTGCTTCCTTCCAGTCTTTGATATCTCTCATGTAAAATTCGGCCATAACTTTCCTGCTTTACTTTCCTTGGTTGTGGTGTGGCGGGTCGGAAAGCGAAAACCTCATAAAGAGCAACCAATATGATTTTTGCGCCACAGTCCTATTATACATATGTTTATGGGTTAATCAAGGGTGATGTTCACCAGCCCATAATATGTTCCTGAGTCTTCATAACCATAAATAACGCCTCCTGCTTTGTCATCACAGACGATCTGATAAATAACTCAACATCCTGATTATATGCCAAGATCATAACATCTTGAAAATTCTCCCGGCGGCATTGTTCTAACGCTTCGCCTACTGTCATTTTATTATGTGCAGTGAGTTGATGGATATTTGTCATTTTCGTTCCTTTCAGGTTTAGCCATATCGTGTTTAAATAGTATCTGTGTTCTTCAGTAACTCTTTTTCATAAACAAGCTCTAAAAGCGTCACATCAAAAGCCTTGCAGAAACCTAACAACGTACTCAATGTAGGGTTTGTCGAGTTGCCTTGTTCAAGATCAAATACCTGAGTTTTAGAAATACCAGCCAAAGAGGCAAGAGCCATTAAAGACCACCCCCTTGCTTTACGTAGTCGATTTATATTTGATTGTAATTCCATGTTATGTAGCTCCATGCGTTAAAAAGTCATTATAATGAAGGTCTAATTCTGCCATGATGCAGATCAGTCTTTTGCCGCTGGGAATGCGGTTATTAGTTTCATAGTGAGAAATCCATGATTCGCTTTGATTGACTACAAGACCTAATTGCCGCTGTGTTAACCCCCGTTTTTTCCTGTGTTCTTTTATTGTACGACCTATATCCATTTTCGTTCCTTTCAAATTAAACTTGCGTATCGCCAGAAGAGTGCTATACTGCAATCTCCTTGTTAGAATACTTTTTTACTAGTTCTCTCTCTTCCCGCCCACCGCTTGTTGCTTATCGCGGTGGGCGTTCCTCGTTTATAACGCTGCGGCCATAGCCTGAACAGCCTCATAGCCATTCACAATTAATCTATCACCGATGATATACCGATCCGTTAAATTAATTCCCGGGCCTTTCCGTGCCGGGGTGTTCTCGGCATACACCGGACTAAAGTGGCGCCGTATGATGTTTAACGTGAGGTCCATTTCGTTCGGTCCGGCCTCAATCGCCTTGGCGCAATTGCTTTTGTAACTCTCCCTACCCCTGAACATTGGGACGCACCGTATGCCATGCTTTTGGGTGTATGAGTATATCTTTTCACGCGATATTCCTAATTCACTGGCCATCTGCATGGGCGTCTTTGTCTTTGCCAGCTCAACAATACGGGCATGGTGCTGCTCTATATAGCGTTGCGCGGGTTGGCACTTAATCCCTGATCGGGCGGCAATATTACGGACCCTTTGCGTCTGGCAGTTGCTTAATCTCGCTATCTGCACCGCCGTGTGGGTTTGATGAAGGTCTATAATCCGCGCCCTTAGTTCTGTTGTGTTCATTTTATTGTCCTTACTAGGTTATATAGGTTCATTAGGGATATGAAGGCGTTAAGGTTGTCTATCAGGTGGTATGTGGCTCCTACGGCCTCTACATCGGCCTGGAACTCTCTTTGGCTATCAGACTGCACTCCTGCGCTCTTGTCTTGGATCATATTGCCACGTTTGCCCATCTTGTATGTGGTGGGGCGTTTAAATTCTACATACAGGTTTCTTAATTGCCCATCATTCCAGCAAAACGATAGATCAGCAACGCCGGATTTCATGCCCATAAGCTTCAATGCTGCCATATGTTGAGGTTTGGCCTTGCGCTCGTTGGCTGTCGCCCAGTAGATAACGCCTGATTTAATGGCATATTCACACCATTTGATGCAGTCTTTTTGCACTGTGGACTCTTTCATACCACCATGCCCCACAAGTATATCACAAACCATATCACTAATCCGGCTGATACCAGAAATATGCCAAGGCTGTACCAATTGTTTCGTATTTGTGTCTGTGTCATTCGTTCTCTCCAAAATATGCGGGTGAGTTGTCCGCTAAGATTCCCCCACCCGCCAGTTAATCACGACCAGGGGAAGCCGTGACATCGCTCGTTTGATTTGTGTCAGTCATTGCAATCCTCCACGATTTCTTTTTTAACTATTTCTAAAACACCAAGCGCTAAAGCTAGTGGCATCTCTTCATCATATTCATGTATAACTTCCTTAACCCGGTTACACATTTCTTCTGCTTTATAGCAAGCTCTTTTGCTGGCTAGATGTGAAACATCAAACGGTTTCATAATAAATCCAATTCTTTTAATGTTCTTTCATATACCTCTATGACCTGACTGGCCAAAAATTGGGGGACAAACTCTGTTCTTTTTGAAACCTCCACACCGATATTATCAAAGTCCTGCTTGCACAATAAATCTTGCATCTTTATTGAAGCGGCAAAAATCGCCTTATCTCTGTTGGTATATTCGCTTGTCATAATATTTCACTTTCATTTAATGCTCTGACAATTTTCTCACCAAAAACTTTATAGGGGTCTGTTTTGTCTCTGCGATGTTCATCAAAAGGTTTTTCATCAGCCGCATAAGCGCAGAGGGTCAAGACCAGATTGCCGTTGCCATTTCTAATCATTCCCCAGTCATCATACTCACGAGGCGAATAAGAAAAAGGTTTCATGCTCATTTGTTTTGTCCTTCTAGTTCTGTTAATTTCATTGGGTCAACATATCCAGGAAATGGCGCTATACTCCCCACATCAGGATCATACTGTGCCATAAGTTCGGCCATAGTTACGCTGTTGCCATCCCGATTTTTAATAATAATGTGACCACCCCGAGTGTCGATACGAATATCAACATATTTAAATTGACAGTTCCGGCCCCACTCCCATTCTCCTGATTTTACCGCATCAAAGAACGGCTTTAAATCGTCAAAGGCATACCAAGGGTTAATGTTCAATGTTTGCCGTTTCTGGCCCCATTTATCGCTCGTCTCTGTTGACTGTGCCATTATGAAATCTCCTGCTTTGGCATTACTGAAAGATCGACAAAACCAATATCACCTAATAAAAGCGTATAGGCTAATCGTCCGTGTGGTTTTAGTGTTCCCTCTTTGGTTGATCTAAGTCCCATTCTTTCGCAAAGCTCTTTTACTAGATGCTTTGGGGTTCTGGCATTTTTTACCCATGGAATAGCAACCACATCTAAATCGCGCATCATTGAACCGTGAAGAGCTATTGCATACCCATTCGCTTTAGCAATGGCTTGAAGCTCGTGCACACGGTGAGCATACATAGTGGGTCTAAGGTTTGCTGCTGGCTTGTCACTCATTGTGGGTATTTCTCCTCATCTCTAGTTTTTGTGAAGTAGGTTCCATTCATAATCTTGCTAACCTGTGTGGTACTGACCTTGTATTTCTCAGCCGCCTTAAGTTGACTATTACCTTGGACTTGGCAGAAGTTGATAATCTTTTTACCAAGCACACTTGATATGCCCTTCTTGCGTCCATGCTTCCGGCCTAGCATCGCATTACGGAGGTTAAGGTCTTTCTTCCCATCTATATAGGCAAGGCTCCCCACGGCGTTTACAGTTAGCTTATCAGCGCGAATAACAATCAGGTTGGCTTTGTTCTTGGCTAATGCCGCAATGATGCGGTCATATTCCCTGACGGTGCCAAAAACGGTAGCAGAGTAAACAACCAGATCATGGTTCTCGCCGCAAAACCTAATAGCCTCATCAATCCCGTTTTCATTATTTAGGATATTTGAAGGATTAACCCCGTATGCTGTTAACTCCTCCTCCTGGTCGCGTATAGTCATAAAGTTGGGACGTGGCGCGACATAACCATAAGGGTTCTTTTTATGTACTTCTTTCTGCATATTTAGTAACTTTCTGAAATTAGCTATTGCAATTGGGCTTATCTTATGCAATATTGTTTAGGAAGTCAATAACTAATTTGAAATATTAAAACGCCCGAAGGAACGGATATGGCTAAAAGAAGAGTATATGTTCAAACCGAATATGAGGACCGTAGTATTGCTATTTATGGAAGCGCGTGGAAATGTATAAGAGAAACATACCCGCCTAACACACCTATTGAAGAATTGAGGGAGGCACATAAGAATTTGGTATCAGGAAGCCCTGTCATTGTGAATGACCAATTTGGTGATGCTTGGGGTGACATTGCTATGGAATTAATTTATTAACACTAACGCCCAAGGAAATATGATGGATATAAGAAATGAATATTATTTTTTTAATAAAGAGTGCAGAGCACTGGCTGTTGAACTTAAAGTTAGCCATGATTATGAAGGGGCTTTCGGATTACATCTAGCCTTCCCCTTTGTCTTTAGTTGGTTTTTGTCTTTGGATTTTGACACTGGTGAGCGGCTTTTAAAGTGGTGCGGTAAATATAGAGAACGCGCCTATGGGTTTAGTATATGCAATCAATATATTTTCCTTAAATGCCACTATGATTGGATGGATAGCATGGGCGGTGGATGGTCTTTCATAAAGGAATGGGAGGATTTATTAAAGGGTTCTCACAATTATGACAGTGAGGAAATAGGCCGATGGGATGAAGTTAAATATATGGTTCCTGCTGCTGGTGATTATCCAGAAAAAGAACAAGTTTTTGATGTTATCTGTAATCGTGTCACCTTAACCTATCCAAGATGGTTTACAAAAATAGGCCATAGGTGGGAAGTGGAATGTAAAGATGGGGTTAAGCACCAAGGCAAAGGAACTGCCGCTCATAATTGCGGTGAGGATGCTTGTTACAGCACTACATTTGCAATGGACAGTCCAGAAATTAATACGAAAGAAACTGCAATTGAGGGATTCATAAAAGGCGTTAATAAGAACCGCCAGAATTACCCACTTTAATTTACACACTAACGCCCGAAAGGAACGGCAATGAGTACACCACAAGAAGGTTCAACTGCGAAAGAGGAAATCATACATGCTATGTCGTCATTAAACATGTACCCAAGCACTACAAGTTTAGATGTGGATAAATACATTTCTGAGCAGTTATATCATGTTCAACATGCAATGGAACATTTGACCGCCGCGCTGGATAGGTTGTCCGGTAAAAATAATATTTAAACGCCCGAAAGGGCTAAGAGGCTCCCTCGGGCCTACGGGTGGGGGACAATAGCGGGATGATAGTCCGTGTGTAGAAACGAAAAAAGGCTACACAAATAGCGTCAGTTGGTGGATCGGGTGATTATCCTATACAGGGTTCATGTCCTGTAGATTGAAATCGGATTATAGTAGCGAAAGCTGTTCCACCAACTCTATTAATTTTAAACGCCCGGAGGAGGTAACGATGAGCAAGAATGAAAGAAACTTTTGGATCAAAGTGTCCGTATGCTTCATCTTGATTATTTCACTGTGCATTTGGGGCGCATTTGAAGATGCGAAAAGTAAAAGCAAAAGACACAAAGCATTTATGACTGAATGCTCGAAACAAGACCCGGAATACAAATGCAAGGTATTGTGGGTACAGCTCAATAATGGTAATTATTTTTAAGCGCCCAAATCTATACACGTCACGAAACCATGTATAGAAAACGGCAAAACTTATACAATAGGAGAGAGACATGGAATACTGGATTAACATTTTCGAGAATAAATCATTAGTCAGCAGCCTAGAGGAAGACCCGCACACAGAGCTTGATGAAGCTATTGACCATGTGTCGGATTATTCCCGGCAAACAAGCATGGTTGCTAAAAAATACACAAGCCCCTGGACCTATACCCACACCATCCATCATAAAGATGGCAAGGTTGAGATTATGGACCTGCTGCCCCTGCTTGATGAGCTTAACCAGAACCGGAGATTTGATCGTGCACACAACCGCGCTGTAGCTGCTGGATTGAGGACGATGCAATGATCTACCGTGGATTTGACATAGCGCGGAAACCAAAGCCAGTAGGGAATAGAGCCTGGGATTGGGAGTTCTGCCCCGTTGACAATGACGGTGATCCAGAAACAAACGGGACCGGCAGGAGTGAAACACATTGTCAGGTACAGATTGATATCATGTTAGAGGAGAGAGAAGATGAAAATTCACGGTGTTAAATTCGGCATTCAGGATGTATTAGGCTGGTTTATGGTTGCGGCGGCGGTGATGATTCCATTTATTGTAGTGGCTGGTTATCTGAAAAAGTATGTGGTGATGCCATGACTGACACGCAATGGGACATAAACAACAACATACAGGCGATACGGTGCGCACTGAATGACCTTGTGGGGCATTCTGAACCACTTGCCCCAGAGGACATAATGGAGCTGTGCAGGCTGTCTAACCAGCTTGACGCCTTTTTAATTAAAATTACGGAGAGAAAAGATGACTGATTTAGCGAAAATAGCCCAAACTGAAATCACCCCCGCACAAATTACCCCTATGGACCTACTGCAAAAGGCCACAGAATCCGGTGCTGATCTGGATAAACTAGAAAAGCTGATGGACTTGCAGGAGCGGTGGGAAAAGCGCGAATCTCATAAAGCATATATTTCAGCAAAAACAACCTTCCTTGCAGGGTGTCCGCCTATAGAGAAGACAAAGAAAGGGCATAATTCAAAATATTCTCCGCTTGCCGACACTATTAAAATAGTGAGGCCTTTACTTACTGATTGTGGATTTTCTTACGATTGGAAGATAAAACAAAATGAAGGAAAAATAGAAGTAACCTGTGTTTTGTCTCATATAGATGGGCATAGTGAAGAATGCCCATTAGAAGCTGACGCCGATTCTACTGGTAGTAAAAACGCCGTTCAGGCATTAGGATCAACGGTGCAGTATTTAAAACGGTATAGCTTTGAGGCTATTCTAGGTATTTCATCACAAGATGAAGACGACGACGGCAAAGGTGCGGTTCAATACATCACCCCCGACCAGGTGGCGAAACTTCAAGAAATAAACTCAGAACGGGGCAATAATAGCCAAGACCTGTGCACGTATTTACAAGTTTCATCACTATCCGCTTTGCCAAAATCTCGCTTTAATGAGGCAATGCAAGCCGTAAAATCAAAGGTGAAAAAATGATTATCCATGATATAGAGCAGCGTTCAGATGAGTGGTTTAAACTACGGGCAGGGATGCCCACCTCATCAATGTTTTCCAAGCTGATAACGAGCAAGGGCGACCCATCAAAATCATTAAAGGAATACGCCATCACACTAGCGGGGGCAAAGTATGCAGGGAAAGACCTTGACCCGTTTGAGGGTAATTCCTGGACTGAGCGGGGTACTGAAATGGAAGACGCCGCCCGCTCACTTTATGAGTTTGCTAATGATTGTAAAGTTGAGGAGGTCGGTTTCGTTACCGATGACAAGCAATTAATGGGCTGTTCCCCAGACGGGTTAGTTGATGAATTGGGCTTAGTTGAGTTTAAGTGCTTAAAGGCTGAGAACCATATCAAAGCCTTAATGGATTATAAAAAATCAGGCAAGGTTCCTGTTAAATACACGCCACAAGTTCAAGGGCAAATGCTAGTAACGGGCCGTAAATGGTGCGACTTGGTACTATATCACCCAGAACTGCCGTTGCTGGTCATGCGTGTTAATATAGACACGGGGTTTTGTAGTAAATTAACTGACCAGCTTGTAATAGTCATAGCGGAGCGTGATGAAATACTTGAAATATTAAGGAGTGACCAATGATTAACACAACAACAACAGCAATCATTGCAGGCGGTGCGGCGATTAGCCCAGTCGTCATAGTCTTCATTGGCGGCGTTATCTGTACGGCCTTAGGCGCTCCCGCTATGTATTGGCCAGCATATCGGCGGGGCTACAAAGTCGCCGATGCTAAGGGTGATAAGTTCTGGGCTATGCAGCAGGAGATTAAGGCGAAGAATGCCCTTGAGGCGTGGCATAAGGCTTCTAAGGCTTCATACAAGGGCCATGAGACCCGCCGTGCTGCCCGTAAGCTTATTGAGCCGTTAACAGGAACGGAGGGAAGGAGATGAGCGATTTATGCCACACGGTCAGTGTTGGCCCATCAGACGATTTTAAAACAACTGTGAATGGTGATGTTTACGCCTGGAACTTTGAGACTCACCCTGAAGGTCCACAGGAAAACACCGTATATGATTTAGATAGTGGCGGATGGGAATTAATTAATGACCGCAAGCCCTAAATACGGCCCCCGCTTCAAATGCAAAAAACATCTTGTGTTCGTGGCAACCCATCCCTGTTGCGTCTGTAACAGCTACCCGACACAGGCGCACCATCCGTTGTCTACCAAGTCACGGCAGAAGCTAGGAAAATCTCATGATTGGGAAGCGATTCCGCTTTGTTTCAGCCATCATTCGGAATTGCATGACAGGACGGGTAAAGAGGTGGCGTTTATGAAGAACTACAATATTGAATTTAAGGATGTATGGACCCGGCTTTGTGCTGTGTCGCCATCTAAGGAAGTGAGAGAGAAATGACTGACCACATAATATTCAACCATGAATCAAAGGCCACACCCATTAAGGCGATCAACCAGCTATCACCAGACAAGAAGTGGGTTATATCAATCAATCCGGTAAAGAAGAAGCGCACCAACTCACAGAACGCGCTATACTGGATGTGGGTTGATAATATCGCCAAAGGTTGCGGCGACTCCGTGGGTTATACCAAGGATGAGATGGCCACCATATTCAAACAGAAGTTTCTCGCGCCCATTGAGGTCAGTTATGGCGGTGAGGTCTATGCCGTGTATTCGACCAAGGGACTGAGCAAGAAAGAGATGTCCGAGTATATGGATCATATCAGCCGGTTTGCGGCGGAGGAGTTCGGGGTTTATGTTCCGATTCCTGAAGAATTACAAAGGAATGGATGATGAATGACTGGCAAGATATTAAAACAGCACCTATGGACGGAACGGTCATTGAAATACTTACCGAGCATGGGTTCAATCTTGAGGCTTCAAGAGAAGTCATAGATGATTGCGGCGCTTGGTGCGCAATCTCAATTATACACCCTGAGTGTTGGGAAGAGGGTGTTTGTTGGGATAGCTCAGATCAACCAAAAACATGGAGACAACGAAGATGAGTGACGCAAGAGATAGTTTAATAGCAAGCCAGCAACTAGAAATAGTTGGGCAGAAAAAACACATTATGCGCTGTGAGCAGGCTTTAGATAAAATCCGCAATAGCATTATCTGTATAGGAGGACCGCTTAATGATAATCGCGGACGATATGATTTCAAACAAAGAAAGATATTTCATAAATTTATGGAAGAGATTGAGGCAATATTATGACAAGCGCATTATCATGGGAAGATGAAGTATTCCTGCAACGCCTATCAAATCTTCTAATTGATGAAGGCATAGAATTAATCGGGCCTGACGGGTCGTCACTTGAAAGGCCAGAGCGTTTTTTCTTTAAAATATTGGACATTGTAAAATTACGGGAACAGAACAAATGAGCGCCCCCTCTGAGCCATTAAGCGACGAAACCTTAAAGCAGGCGCAATGCCAAGGGAAGCATAGGCTCAATTCATTTCAACATGCAAAGAAGGGGATTAACCGGAAAGGTATGAGGCCGTATAGCTGTAGGTTTCTTTTTAGTTGGTTTGTCTTTCGGGGCGGAAGCCATTATCTTTATCCTGTTGTTTATAAATTTCAATTGCGTTGTAAAGTGAGTTTATCACACTTAAAAGATGTTCTCTATATATTTCACCAATCTTGCTATCTTCGATAGTCCGGCATACCATCGCAACATTGCAGAAGTCGGGGTTTTGCGTGTCGTCGCATATTTCCTGGTATATCTCGAAAGTCTCAGTTGTCGCTATTATCGTTTGAATTGTTATCGGCTTCGGCATTGTCAGGACTTGCGGGTGATACAGTGTCTTCTCCACTATCTGTGGCACCGGGACAATCCTCTCTATAATAGAGCCGGCACATCCACTGACGATAACGAGCGTTGATAGCATCGCCAGTTTCAAAAGGCTTTTTAACGGCCCGGTCAAACAAGAATTTATTCTGCTTCCGTAGTTCGGCAATTCTATCATCGCGTTCACCTAATTCATCCTTAATGTTTTCAACATCATCTGCATGTAGTTTGTCTTTTTTTGCATTGTCGGCCTGTAGTTCTTTAATGGTGGCCTGAGACGATACGTTGATTACTTCCATTTTGCCAAGGCTTGTACGGAGTTCAATAACGGTTCTCTTCTCAATGTCCCACATCCACCAGAGATAGCCACACAGCGCAGCCGCACCGAGCATTAAAGCACCCCTTATGCCTAGCTTTGCAAGTAAAGTACCGGCTAATCCTAGCATTATTTCTCATCCAGGGGTTTGCTCGTGACAAAGCGCAAGGCAATAATAACCATTGATAACACGAATGTTACCAAGCCATAGGTCTTAGGGTCCATAATTGCTGATAGATCAATCATGTTGGCCTGTGCGGCTGATAAGATAACCAGCACACTGCCAACCCATACCGTGCGTGATTTCCATGCGTTTTTAAGTTTCTGTAACATAGTCAGTCCTTTATATCAAATGCTTGTTGTCTGTTTCCTGTCCTGCGGTATGAACAATGCACCCAACCGCTGTTAGGTTCTCCCGGCTTGTAAAACTCCAGGATTAATTGATCGAATTCAAGGTTATCGTGGATCCAGTCAAACAAGTGCTTATTATCAATCCCGGCTATCTCAAAGTCAACAGCCTCCCCCTTCGGGTGCTGGCTGGTATCCTTGGACCCTATCCGGCGGTTAAGAGACAGTGATCTAAACCCGCTTGACGGATATATAGGCTGGTGGAAATTAGCCCGAACCGGCTCAAGTATTTTTTCAGCCACGAGCTTTAGGTTCTCAATCTGTGCAGCGTTTGGCGTGTTGTCTATTCCATGCCGCGCCGCTGTGCTGGACTTTGTAAGCTCGTATAAGAAAAAGTTATTCGATAATTTCATAATGCTAAATATCCTAAACCCACAATTAACGGAGAAACAAAATCTAAAATCTCAAACTCTTTGGGTGGATAAGGTCCGTTGCCATATTCACGGCAACCATACCACCCAATGCCCGTTAATGCACCAACGTACCCAATACCCATAAAATGACACGATGCCACCCACGCCGCCATTACGCTGGCATGGTGTAAGCCTAAAGCCTTAAGCAAGCCCTTTTGCTCAAGCTTGAAAACGAACTTCGGTAATTTTATGCGTGAAAAGTCTATCATGCTTTAAGCCTTTGGATTTCCCGGCGTAAATATGCTGCCTCCACAACCGCGCATTCCCCATATCTCAGACCCATCAGGAATTTGCCTGAAAATTCTTCAACTTCGTACTCTTCTTGTATCTCTTCCATAACAGGGTGATCTTGCATAATTGGACGCATTTCAACGAAGCCTTTTCCAGCAACTTCTTGTAGATATTCACTGCCGTCTTCATTATAAACCTTATGTTGTTCGGTCATTGGGGTTTTGTTGGTTTCAGTAATAACTTTACGGATTAATTTGCCATCAACATTCTTCTCAAAAATCACAACCTTAGTTTCAACCATCTCTGTTTTCTGTTGGATGATAATCCGGGTTTTCGTAACTTTATGAGTTAGCTCGTCTTTACACAACAAAGCGTATCTGAAGCCGTCCAAGCCCTTTGCTTCAAGAGCGGCCTGAACTTGCTGGGCAATATAACCAGAATGAAGCCGTGCCTTGGCCGCTCCCTTCAGTTTTACAGCGTCCTTAAATTGAAAAATAATAGCTTGGACATCTTCCCATGCGTCTAAGAGAGCGTCATCAATTGGTAGTATGTTAGTTTTTGTCGTTTCGTCAGACGTGTTAATAACCGCATTATCCGCGAATATCTCTAACCATTTATGGGTAGCGTCTCCTAGATTTAAATTGCTGTCGGTTACGGGAATTAATCTATCTGAAAGCAATCTTAATTCAGCCGCGTTACTAACCCCAAATTCAAGTATTCCGCTATGAACATTTGTTAGGCTCGTTAATGAAGCAGTCGAATTAAGTTTTGCAAGCTGAGTACCCGCCACGCTATTCATGCTGTATGTGGCATCTGCATTAGACACAAAAGCCGCATTCTGCCAAATATCACCCGCACAGCCAATGCCGCCAAGTGTAAAAATCAAAGCCCCTGTTGTTTTTGATGTTGAGGCCGTGTTCTGCCTATTAACAATAGGACCCTCACAGTCAATTACAGCCGCCCCGCTGGTTAGTGTAGCTCCTGCGTCTGTTGAGCCTGCCGCAAAATGCGCCGACCGTGGATTACTCCCGTGTCGAATGGTTGTTGCAATACCTATTTGATTATTAACAACTGACGCAGGGTTAAAACCAGAAACGCCGAACCCTGGAGTATCCCTAACCCCTAGCATATCAATAGCACCAAAACAGGTCTGGGCAGACACCGTGCCGGATACCATTACATCTTGCGCAATGAATGCTCTATGGGTTGACAGGGTAGCAGTGTTTAAATCAATCTTATTGGTGCTTTGAAATGAATTTACATGGTTTAATACTTCGGTGCTTTGTGTGCCATCCCCAATCTGGACATCAGAACCGAAAGGATTTAAAGCAAGCAAATCTTCGGCAAAAAAATCAGCTACGATTACGCCTTGCGAACTGGCACTAGTCCCGGCTATATCACGAATAACTTGAATAGCAACATTAGTTTGTGGATTGCCTTTAACACCATTGCCAACCTGTACGGCGTTGTTATCACGCACCCAGCGGCCTGATCCAGAAGCGGGAGCGACTACGTTAAAACCGTCATCTGTGGCTGTGCTTGCCAAGACATACTTAAACGACCCGCCTAAAGCATCACCATTAGTTGCGCTTTCAGATACCGTTGCTCTGTTGCCATCTGAAACTTTTGTAACATCAACCAATCTGAGTAGCGCGATTGTATCTATAGTTAAAGCAACTCCATCCTTGACGTCTGCCATAACTTGACGCTGAACGTCATTGACCGCTGCCGCCGCCATTCCTTCCGGCGCACCATTAGGGGGGGCTGCGTTGTTATTCGCGGGGGTTGTTGAATAATCTTTTAAAGCCATTATTGATTCCTAACCAAATATTACTACTGCAAAATAAAGTATGCAGAATATTAAAATAAATTTATCTTTGCTGACCGGCAACGCCTGCACCCCTTACTATGGTTTGGAAGACCTTCTGGTTATCCCCAGCCTTTTCTAATGCTTTTGCAACGCCTCTTATTTGGCCTTCTGATTTCCCAGCCCTAATCATTGCGCCAAGAACCCGCGCATTTCTAGCTTGCAGCGCCTTACTCGTCACTCTTGCCCCTGCTGAAGCTGCTTGGCCCAATACGATGCCAGGGACACCACCAGCGGCACCAGCGGCACCAACACCAATCGCGCCACCAACTACATTAGGAATAGCCCTGTTCACACTAAATCCAAGCTTACCAATAGCTCTCAATGCGTTTGAGGTATTTGTACCGTTAACGATCCGTTTCATTGCGTTGATTTCAGGTTTAGAAAACCCCCGTGCCTTTTTTGGGTTGGTGATAATCTTCCGAAGTTCAACACGCAGACCTTGGTCAATTCCTGAGACATTAGCCTTTGCGCGCTCAATAGCACCTGCAACTAATTCATCTCGGCGAACTCTCCCCCATAACTTGCGGGCTTCTTTGGCTGTCGCTCCTAATGTCGCGCTGCCTTCTTCAATAAAGTCATCTATAGAATCAATTATCAGTGACCCCAAACGCCTTTCGGCTGGTTCGTTGGCTCCTGCCGCAATAGCCGCTATCCTGCGTAATTCGTCCATTGTCTGAAAATCCGGCCTTGTACCTTTGACCGCGTTGATCTCTCTCAGAACGGCAACCGTTTTATCTGTCAAGCCACTTCTCGCACCTTCACCCCTCATTCTTTCGGTTAGGCCATCCGCGAAATCAGAAAACGCAGATTCCTTAAATTTAACGCCTGCCTTTCTAGCTCGGTTATATAATGATGTAGTCTTTTCCCTTAGCTGTGTAAGCGTAGGAGATTTTGCTAATAGATTAGCCCCCCTTGCAAAGTCTGCAACTCCACCGGCGACGCTTTGAATTCCTTTAGCTAAAACCCTACCAACAGTACCGAGGGCCGCGCCTTCGATTGCGCTCTGCAAAATATCACGGCCTTCACCAATGGCAAACCCTGTACCAATGACTGCGCCCTCTGCGCCAGCCGCTGTAAGTTGTCCGGTTGCTGTCTTGCCACCGAACCGAGTTAATGTAGCTCCAGGGGCTGCAAATAAAGTTGCTAAACTTCCACCTATCTCTGCGGTTGCTGCGGTGACTGGCTGTTGCTCCCGGAAAGCCTCATTTTGCGCTCTTTCTGCTGCCAAGGCTTCATCAAATCGCTCTTCAAATGTTCCTTCAAAGTCGCCTATATCAAACAACCCACCCCCCGGTTTTCGACCCACTAAAGCAGATTCCCCGGCAGTAAGCAAAGGACCAATACCAAATACTGCCCCCTTAGTGAAGGCATCAATAGCACCAGAAACAACCCCTTGTTCTTGTTGTTCAGGGGCTTGAAATGCGGTCATTTCTGTCTCAGTCAGCGGCCTTTCTGACCCCTGAAATGAAGTCAACTCTTCTGGTGTTAAAGGTCTATCTACCATTATTCTCTCACCACTAATGAACCGTCAGCTTTTTTAAATATCTTACCGCCCGTTGCTGTAACTCGGCCTGTATCAACAGCCTCACCCGCAATATCCTCTTGCGCTGGGTCTGTGGATAATTCGTCAGTCGATTCCTCTGCGTCACCTTTTTGACTAGCAGTAAATTCTGCAACCGACCCGCCGCCATCAAGAAATTCTATTTGATCCCTATAGTAATCCCTAAGTTTTTCTTGCGATGATTTTTTACGAGTAAGGAAATCCGTTAAATCAGCAGGGTTTAGTCCTACAGGTAATGCAGTACTGAGGGCTAAATCTAACTCACCCTTGGAAAGTGCGCCAAATGTAACCGCGCCGATAATATCAAGTCCAAGCTCTTTCTGAATTTGGCCCAATTCTACTGATGCCTTGGTTATATTAGGCAAAAACCTTTCAATGGCGCCCGTTTTGGCGCCCCTGCTCAACGCACCCAATGCTCTATCAATATTACGAATATTTGCATTGATATTACCTATGGCGGCAAACCCTTTATCTATCACCTTATTAGACAACACCACACGGCCCTTTTTACGGGCTTCGGTTGCGGCTATAGTCCCTTTCGCCTCTCCGACTGTCTCAGCAGTGACAGTCTTACCTTTTACCTTGGCCTGTATAAATTCTTTAGCAACAGGGTCAAATATGTGCGGTACACCGCCAATCAATACAGTTTTAGCAGCAGCACCAACGGCGCGGGGATCAAGTCCTAGCTTAACCCTTGTGGCCTTTTCTGCTTCTTCAGGAGATAAACCCTTTAATAATGATTGAAATTCTCGTTCTCCTGCGCTTGCTTCATGTAATTTAGGTTGTTGTCCTGGGATAACGTCTTTTCCGGTTTCTGCGAAGAAACTTCTACCTTGCGGACCTTTCACTATTTCTCCACCCCGCCCCGCCAATGTTAGTTTAGCTTCGCGCTCGAATATCTGATCTTCAAGTTCCCGTCTACGAGTTGACCTTCTACGGTTTGCAATCTCTTGCGTACTTTGACCAAATGCCAATGACAGAGAATTAAGCAGAGACGGACCTGTCAGGCCAATACGCTCTACAAAGTTCCTAAAGCCGCTTGCGCGTTCTTCCGGCAATGCATCAGCGGGGCTACCTATAGTCTGTTGCTGTGGTGCGTCCAAAGCTAAAGGCTGGTTTAATGTGCTTCCGATAGAGGCATCAAATGATAATGGATCATGTGGCATTAATTAACCTCCTGGCTTCGGTGTTGGAGCCGCAATGTTTATACCGAACCCAATCTGTGACCCGGTGCCTTTAAAACTACTAGGTGCCTGACCAGCGGCAGGAGTAATAATACCTGAAATCAAGCCTAACCGTCTAAATGGTTCTTCAAGTTTCGCCCTTGCCTGAGCGTCAATCAAACCATTAGCCTCTAATTGTGCAATCTGGCCTTGGAACTCTGCTAGATCAGATTGAGACTGTAAGTTAGCTAATCCAAATGCAGATGCAATCCGTGTAGCTCTATCCTGATCCTGCCTTCTTAGTTCGCTTTGTTCAAACTGGAACTCAAGTGGCGCAACCGCACCCGCTACGCCCTCTGCAATTGCCTTGGCCTCTGCGGGGCTTCCTGTGCGACCACCAGAGGTAAACACGTCACCTACCTGTGTAGCGGCGCGTTCCGCTGCAAATCCCGTTGCCCGTTCAAGGGACTCTCTACCACCGGGGGTGAAGTCACCCTGAATCTCACCCAAGATGGCTTGTAAGGCTGTTTGATCAATACCGCCAAGCCCTGTACCTATCGTTTCGATAGCCCCTAACGTCCCTGGGGATAGGTCGGGGGTCAACGGCGCACCGCCCAAAGCCTGCGCCTGATTAATAAGGAAATCCAGCCCCCCCTTTGCAGTCGGGTCGAGAGTTTCCTCTTGTGTCGATTTAGACTTACTGCCACCTATTTTAATCATAACGCTTTCACCATTGTTACTGTCTTAGCCGTGTACTCTGTTAATATCTTCTGCCAGCCAAGACGCCCCGTTAATATCATCCTGTCACATCCCACGCGCTTGGCCCATCCTTCTATCTCTTCAAGTTCACCAATCCACTCGTCCATGTAATCGCCGCCGATCATTACTATATCACACTGTTTACCCTTATGGTACTCTGATACCTCTAAAATAATAGCTGCCTTACCGCTTCGAACGATCCAAAGTATATAGTGGCCAATCTCGCAATCAATTTTAACATCTATTATATCCCAACCGCCTTCACCTTTATCTATGGCCTTTTTTAAAAGAGGCTCGGCCATTGGCCATAATTGTTCAAGGTTCTCTACAGGAACTCCTGGCATTATGTTTTTATAACCACTGTAAAGGGCGACTTAACCGCCGTGTCTAAAGAAAACGTTGTCCCTGTCGTGTTATCTACAATAAACGCCTGCAAATCAGGTAATACAAAAGTATCTGATATCACGCCGGGAAATAGAAACCTCTGCAAGGCAGGGAATGATATTGTTGACTTAGTGCTGCCATCTGCTGCCAGCCAATCAGTCGGAACATCATCAGCCCCCAAAATCTTCATATCGCCTACATTCGTGACAGAATTAGCCGCGTTCTTCTGTATCTCCTCAGATACCTTATAAATCCAATCCCACATTCTCTGCGGGTCGCTCTCAAACTCCTCGAAGGTATTGTAAACAATACGGGGGATTTTGCTTGTTGTTAACTCAGCGACCACCTTTTGTCACCCTCTCGAAATCTATCCCTTGTGCAAAATTCCAACTAGCAGCACTAAGGGTGTTCATCTGGAAGCTCTGGTATCTATCATTCGTCCGTGGAGAGACGGAACCATCATTCTCAGGGGTTATTGGCCCCTCTGTTGTTGTGGCAACCTGTAGTTTTTCCCGGTGAAGAACAGAAATCGTGTGTGTTCCGTCTATAGCCCCACGCAAGCCCCGCGTCCAGACCTTCTTACCGTCACTAACCAGCGTCCCGGTATTACTAAAGATAAACTCACCCATTTTTAAAGTAGCGGCTAGGGCATCGCCGTTAAGCGTCATCATCTGGTTGGAGGTGTTAAATGCCGCTAAACGCCTGCGCCCGCCTAAAAGCAATGGATCGTCCAAACTTGTAACTGTAGGAAAGCCAGTTAAAGGCACGTCATCAATAGAACCTGCAATATCATCGATGCTAATCGTCTCGTCACGGGTAGATAATAGAACCTGAACCGTCAATTCAATATCAGAAAACTGGTTTTGCCCTACGTTGTAAATCAACAGCCGATTAACCACGCTACCCCCAGACGGATAGGCCCAAATAACCAACCGTCTTTCAGGATCAATTGTGGCAGTTACTAAATCAAGATTATCAAAGTCCAGCCGATTGAATAAAGTCTGGTTAACCTTACCCTCTCCGATATTACGCCCGCCAGTACCAGTAAAGGCTTCAATGCCCTCTTCTGACCAATAATATGTAATTGCCCCCAACTGGACAATAGAACCCGATACAAAGCACCCTCTAGCACTCTCGATAATATCAAATGAGAATACCAAATCCCCGCCAACAAAGTTCATCCTGGTAACAGAGGTTTCCTGTAATATGGTCCCAAAGTCGCCACCCGTAATACCTTTAAGCGGCCCACCTTCGATAAGGGCCTGAATGCCGGAACTATTAAGGGTAGGCGTCCAGCTATCAACATCATTCCGCGCCGACCATTGGATAAATCTATCACTCCCAACGGTAACAGGGCCAACAACCACAAAATCCCGTACAATAGCAATAAACTGACTTATAGGTGAGGCGTCTATCTCTTCAAATCCAGTTGCCGCCCCGGCCCGTATCTTCTGAATCTTATCGGAACCGTTAACAGCCAAGATCAAAGACCCGAACTGTGCATATTTCCATTGGTTGAACGGTAAAACATTATAGACCTTGGAACTTGCATCAGTCCAAAGCCCGTTACTCAGTAAGTAAAGTTTGGTTGCATCCCCGGCGAATACATAGCTAGTCCCGTCCGTCTGCTTAAACGATGCCGCGCCCTGACACCTAGCGTCAAGCGCATCAGTAACCACGACACCAGCCTGAAACGGCGCATAGCCACCAGCAGTAGGAACAACATTCAGCGCAATGGTCGTGCCTGGGTTCTCTAAAGATGGTCTATCTGGGAGCCATTCGCCGAAAGGTATCATCCTAACCTCGCTACTACGGGGTTAACACCGATCTGCTTAACCTGTCCTGCCCATTTTCGCCTTGCGTCTTGGCTTTTCATGTCAAAAATCCAACCGTCAACAATGGCGATATGTTGCGCCGCATCCACATCATCACGTAAAAACTTTTGTGCAACCGCCAAAGTAGCAGACAGGTAAACATCAGGGAAATCTAGGATTAGGTAATTGGTGGGCGAACCAGTGGACAGGCTGATCAATTTACGGAAATAAATAACCTCAACCTCATCTCCCTCTATATCAGGGGAAAATTTAAACTGACCATCAACAATGGAGATAAACCAGGGATTGCCTGTCAAACTGCCGTAACTTGTCATCTGTGCCGGGGTAATGAACGTCAGGGGCTTGTCAGGGTTTCCAATAACATACGCCTGCCTAAGACCATTAAAACCATCAGGCAACGCAATAAACGCCCCTGCTGGTACAGTGGCCCTAGAACGCTCCTCATTGTCCAAGGTGGCAAGATCACGCCGGAACTTAGACTCAGCTAATTGAATAAATCCCTTAACCGTGTCGTCGGTAGTGTTGGAATTATTAAGCCAAAGCTTAACCTCTGCTATCAATGTTGTGAAGTCTGTTATAAGTGCCATTATAAAACCAATTCACTTGTTCTTAGGTATCTATATTCATTTGAATTAAGCTTACGTTTAAGACGTTCGGCATGGTCGGGGTTATAAATATTCAACCCCTCTTCTTGCAACCATTTAACCTGAAGGATAGCCGGGATGGAGGCAACATGATTGTATGCGTCACTGTATATCCGCTTGCCAATCTCAGTTGCTTTGGCTTTGTTAAAATTCAGATGGCCGCCGATTTCCTGACTTTTGGAGATGTTGAATGTATCACCCTTAATCTCCATCGTGGTTTTAATACCGTTTCTGTCAGAAATTACACGCTTCATAGAATTTTAACCTGGCCGTTATTTTCCATAAGTACAGCATTAGCATGGCTAACCTGTGCAACATCGCCATCAACCCAATTGCCGTGCTGGTTTTGTGTCGCTGTCAATTTCTTGCCGCCGCCCAAATGGACATTAGAACAAATACATTTAATAGTTACTAATTCTTGTTCTTGTTCTTTAGGCTTAGGGCCGGGTTTCTTTTTGTCAGTCATAATATTTCCTTAAGTTGGTGGGGCGACCTAAGCCGCCCCGGTTAGATTATACTGCAACGTCTGCCACAACAAAGTGAGCAGCTTCATTCTTAACTTCAAGGGTATATTCCTCGTTGATAAGACGTTTCTCAGCATCACCAGTTTTGGCAAGTTCCATGCTGGCCATTGGGCGAAGCACCGATTTAGCAACCATGTTGGGATCAACCCCGATAACATCACGGTCGGTCATGCCATACGGATGAGGAACAGCGGTCAGTGTACCGAAGTCACCGACATATACATCAGCCGCCCCGATAATGGAGGTCATGGCCTTGGAATCTACCGTGGTATTAACGCGAGTTGCGGAAATCCCAGCGAAACCACTAAAGACCTGTTTCAATGGCCCGTCCATGAACAACATAGTAGGCTTACCCCCGCTGGTAAAGGCAGAGGCTTGGGCAGCCTTCAACAGTGTTTCCGTAAAGGTCCGAAGCGTCCCAGGGGAAGCAGCGGCAACGATACCAGAAGAGAAACCACCATCAGAACCACCAAGACCACGTTCTGTATTAGTTTCCAACCATGCCAGAATACCGGCAGATTGACGGGCAGTGGTAGACACGCCAGCAACGGAAGCCTTATTAGATAGCATCTGTTTTTCAATGTCGCGCTTCAATTCAATGCCACGCGTAACCAACTGGAAAGCCATTTCATCAGAACGACCGGCCTGGATAACAGCCTGGTTGGTGCCTGATACAATCGCGTCTTTATCTGAAATTTGCGTTCTGTTGCCCACTCGTACAGTACGAGAAGCAGCCGCAAAAGTGGTATCATCACCTTCAAGCTGTGCGTTGGTATCAACAGCAGCAGCCAGATCGTGAGTCTGCCACTCATGGAAAGTCTGAGTTGCCTTAGTGCTTCCGATATTGGAAGTAAATGGGGTGTCTTCTGGGGTGATTTGATAGATAGTATCAGAGAGGTCTTCCCGGATACCGATTGTATCAAAGGTTAGGTTGGTATTTGCTACGATAGCCATTGTCTTAGCCTTTATTAAGACCTAGTAAGGCTCCTGCTGACGCGGGGCTTAGGTCTTTATTAAATTTAGCAATAGCAGACTTAAGATCGGCTTTCTGTGCAGGTTGTGGATTAGAGCTACCACCAGATAATGATTTAGGTTTAGGCGTTTGCTTGGCTGCTTTGCCTCGCGCCACCGCCTCTCTATATTTCATAGATTCATAGAGTATAATCATTTGGTTTGCCGGGGTTGTTGGGAAAGCCTGCGCGGCTTGCTCCATCGTAATACCCTGAACTTTGACTGCATGTTCCGCCAATTTCTGGCGAAGTGCTGGCCCTTTCTCATTATCCACAAATTCCGGTAACACCTCTTGATATACCTTGATCTCATTTTCTTGCCATATTTTCCGCTTCTCAGCGTCTTCAAGGCTTAAGTCATCATCTAACTTTTTAGCCTCCTCCAAACCCTTTTCATACTTTGAATTAGCAAGATGATAAGCATCTGAATCGAATGACTCGTGTTCTGGATCAAGCATATCGGTTGAAGGTTTACGGGAACCTGACTTTAACCGATCAGATAATTCTACTTTCTGCTGATTAACACCCTCACGCTCTTTATCAAGTTCTTTGCGTTGGAGTGCGGTTTCGTCCTGACCTTTTCGGATATTCAAATCTCTTTCACGTTCGCGTAAGGCTAAACTAACCTGGATATCGCGGGGGAGTGTAGAGAAAGATTCTTTTTCAGTCTTGGACCATGAGTTAGGCGCGTCAATTGCGGGACTTTCATCCGTTTCTATCACCTGGGTAGTATCTTCAATTTCTATTTCTGGTGTGGAAACTTCCACTTCGGCTACTTCTTGTTCAGGGGAGGCTTGAGCCTTAACGGCGGATACAGCGTCCTGAACGGCTTGAGCATTAGCCATACTTTAAACTCCTTAGGGCATAACCCGTTCTAACAAAGTGGGCTTTCCAACCCGTTTAATCTGGTCTAACGTTTCCATAGCGTGTTTGCCGTTGTTGATGTCAGACAATAGGTATTCTAATACCCTATCGGCAATTTTGCAAGCTATTGCTAAATTACGCCTACCGTCATTGTCGCTGATCTTTAATTCAAGTATTGCTTTAATGGATTCAGCCTTGAACTCTGCAATCTTCTTTTCCACTAAAGTCAGGTCTTGATAAGCATCCCGGCCACGGGCTATAATCTTTGCATAATCTACGTTATCCCGCAATGTCGCCTCCTATATTCACGCCTGACCCGATGTTGTTGGCACGTTCTGCGAAGTCAACGCCCATCTTTGTTCCTTCTGCAACTGCGTTAATTTCTATCTGCTTGTCCTTTAATTGCAATTCAGCTTGGGCAACGGCGGTTTTGAAGTCAAACTCTAGGCCAAGTTCACGGGCTTTTAACTGTAGCTCTTGCGTGATCTGGAATATCTTAACCTGCCGGTCCTGTTCATTGTCGTTCTGTGTAATCTGAGCATTCATTACATTCTTCTGTTGCTCAACCTGTAATTTTTCACGGGCTATCTGTGCGTCTGATTCAATCTTAACCAGTGCAGGATCAGGGGCGGGGGCTGGTGGCTCTGTTCTACTCTCATCGTCAATCACATTAAAGAATGCGTCAGTCGATTTAAAGCCTTGCAGTATGGTAATTCGGTTTAATGTATATCTGATCTGTGACAGCTTGACCAAATCCCCGTCTTGGAAGCCCTGTAGCTGAAACGCTTCTTTCTGCTGTACAAGTATCTGGCCCAACTGCCCGATCTGTTCCGCCTTGGTGCCAGTGCCTAAACCCACATTAATCTGCATGTCAGTCCGGTTAATCCAAGACCTCGGGTCAACATCGGTAAAGGTGCCGTTCAGTCTCAGAGACAAAGGCTTATCACCGGAATGAGATTTAAGCGCATGATGGATATTAATCATCAAGTCCTTTAACCCTGTCTCGGCAAAGATACGAGCAATCAATTTAGTAGATTTAAGCATATCCGCCCGTGTGCCTGAAAACTCTGTAGCAGACATATCTTTCCGTATTGCATCAGGGTCCATAGACTGCCCGAACCGCTGCACACCCGTCCGTTCCGTTCTCACTGTGTCGAAATACTGAGTGAGGGAAACCATATCACCGGCAATGCTGTTATTCTCCGCATATGTAAACGCCTGTCGAACGTCACCACGGACCATAATAGGAGAGCCGGGACGATTCATCAGCACGTCATCAACAGTACTTTCAGCAGCCCCACTCTCACTGATAATAGGCCGCTGGTTGTTCATCGCCGCCGCATTATCCAGAGCCGCCCGAACCAAGAAAGTTCTAATCCGTTGCAGGTCCATCACCAAATCAGCAATGGATATGCCGAATATCTGGTGTGGCTCGATAATTGGGGTCATGGTGGAGATAGGAACACGGGTAATTCTGGTTTTATCCAGCAGGACGGTATCATCTGATCCGGTCATGACATGCCACAACTCAGCCTTGCCATTCTCGTTCACATCAATACGAATGTAATTGTCGGCAACGTCAACTTTCTGCATAGCCCGGTTATTCGTTACCGTGGTTCGATCATCCTGGAATAACGTATCTCTGGCAAGATCTTCTTCTGTCTGTGTGCTGCCAACTGTAATCAGTGCCGCGACTAAGGCCCGACTAATACCCATTTCAAGCAATGAACCCCGCGTAACATGCTTTGGAACATGGCGCACAAGGGCTGCGGTTTGTAGGCTTAGAGCATTACGGCTGATTGCCACCTCATCAGGGGGGATAGCCTGAACACGAACTTGAGAGGCATCCTTAGAGCGTTTGGTCGTGACGTCGTGAGTTGTCAGGATGATTTCTTTCTCTGGCCCCGCTGTCGGTAGTCCATCCTCACCCACAATAATCGAAGGGGCAAACTCTCCGGTCTTCTCTGTCAGTGTCTCAACATCGGTAATCTCAATAGCATCATCATCTTGCAATGTGGCAAAGACTTCTTCATCAATGCCGAAATATTCCTCAACCTCATCAGTTACCCGATCTTCCCATGAAACCTTGGTAAAGCCGTTCTTGACCATCAGAGCATCTTTGATAAACGTATACAATACCAAGAACCCCGCGTTCTGCTGATAGAATACATGATTTACAACATCGGTTTCCTGTTGGGCTTTCTCAACATCGTCTTCATCCTCAGGCATGAACTCCATAATGTCTTCGGATGATGCGAATATCTCAAGCAAATCAGGTAGGATAGATTCAACGGTTTCAAACACATCCCGCATTGTGACTTTGGACCATCCAGGGAGAGGCGGAAAATCATCCATCTTGCCATGAAAGTAATCTATGGCCGCTGCACGTTGTTTGCCTAACTCGCTGTCAACGTCTGAGGTCCCTATTGTGTTGGCGGCTTCTGCTTTGACTGCTTCTAAAATTTGTTTATCTGATAACATTATGGCATACTAACCTGTTGATAATTGCGCCGGGGCCTCTTAACTCTGCCCATTACTGTGTGTGCTACCGCCAATAATCCAAAAGCATCAGCCCCGTGACTTGACCAATCATGCTTAGGGCCTAAACCAATTTGACGAGTTTCGTCTATGTTTTCGTGATACCATCCTAACGCATCCAACCCAGCTTCGCAAGTTTCTTCATTAAACCAGATAGATGGGAACAGCCGCCTAGCAGCATCAACACGGGCCATTACAGCCCCCTTGCCTTGATTGGGTATCACAACAACTTCAAAACCAGCCTGACGCAATGCGCTTTCGTAGCTCACATCAAAGACCTTATCATTAGTTGACCCATCGTGGGGAAGAACACAATGAACCTTTTCATAACCATGCTCTTTCAACCAATTAATGTGGGTGGCTAAGTCCTGCCCTTGAGCCTCGTAATAATCCAAGACCCTGACTTCTTTGCCGATGAATTGTGCTATCCAAATTGACACGGCATCAGCTTTCGCTCCTGTCCCGCCAATATCCCAAAAGGCGCGAGTGGTCATAAGAGGATCAGCGGCAACCCTTCCTATTCGCCCGTCGTTCCGCGCCTCTGTTAATCGTGAAGCATAATAAGCCCCCGCGTTGACGGTAGCATATTTACCTTCCCAGATATGGGGGTATTGGTCGGGGTCGTTTTCTTTGTCGAATAGCCGTTCAGCATCCAGCACGTTGGGAAAAAACGGGTTGTCACTATAATTAGCTTCTACGATAATACTGTCAGGGGGGAGAATGTCGCCACGTAGCAACTTATCAACTGGATCATTCTTGTGTTGGGGGTTCCATGAAAACCAAAGCTCCGAACCTTCTGCCCGGATTGTGGGACGTAACAAGCTTAAAGACCGCGATGATAGGGCTTGCGCTTCTTCTACCCAGGCTATCATAAACCCTTCAAGAGATTTAATGCTGTCCGCGTTTTGATCCTTCAAGCCGTTAAAGATAATCAACCCGCCGCCTGGTGCTTCTATCCTATCCGCCAATATGCGGAAACCAGCATGGGGAAAGTGTCGCCGTATCATATCTTCAATGATCAGTTTGGCGGAATCCTTCAAAGACTTCTGGACTTCGCGCAAGCAAACTGCCCGGGTTCCAGGGTGCAGGACGCAATACTCAACCAATAGCGCGGCAAAGAAAAAGGATTTCCCGCTTCCCCTACCGCCGTATGAGCCTTTGTACCGGCTTGGCTGTAGGAGAGGCAGGAATACCCTAGGTGTTTGTATCTCTACTGTGTCTGCTTTCAAAAAGCTTCCTATGCGTTGGTCAGTGCACTTGACATAACATAATTACCATTCGGTAGCTTAACACCAAGAAACGCAACTTCTGATCCCAAATCAAGCCAGTCAAGGTCAAGAATGCCCGTTGCCTCAGTGGTGCATTTAAAGACCTTCTTGGCCACGACAATCAATATTGCGCCATCACCAGCGGCACCAAGGGTAATGCCTGTTGAACCACCCGTTACAACATACGCCGTGCGAGCAGCATTCAAGAATACAGTAACTTCAACCTCTTCTACATAGTCGATTGCTACGCCTTCGGAATCGGTGAGTGTTACAACAATATCCCGCGTGTTGGCGGTTGTTGCACCTTCTGCGCTCACTGTGATTGTCGCGCCAACTGCTGGCTGTGTAATGTCGATATCCCTGGACTGTAGCTGGTTGTTGTCGCCTACTTGCAGGATGCGGCCTATAATTGATTTCTGTGACATGTGTAGTCCTTTTGCTTAATTGCTTTTGCTGGGCAGGTTTGCCGGGAGCAGTTTACCATATACCTCTACCAAATGATAGCGACACCCTCAATCATGTTATCTTCACCAGCCTTATGCTTGTTACCTCGGGATTATGCAAGAGTTCAAGTACGGCGCGGCTGATCTCTTTATGCCCTACACATTTACCACAATTCTTGACAATCTTTCGGCCATCCTTACCTATGACTTTAGCAATACATGGGCTACCTGGTATCATCATTGTTTTAGCTCCTTCATTCCATAAGTTTCTTCAATCATCAATCCGCTAGTTTTAATCCCCAGCCCATTAGCCACACCAAGCCAGTATGCTGCCGAGGGCCTTTGCCCGTGGTATTCGTCACACATCCCCACACCAAGCAATGATATCTCATCAACACCCTCATAGATCGCCTGTGCAAGCATGTATGATATTGTGGACCCGAACGACCTGAAATATCTCTTTGCCATCTCCTCGGTCTGTATTGGCGTTGCTGTGGGGTATATGTGGGCTAAATGCTCAGGGACATAGAACGGCACCCAGGGATCATCTATGAACATCTTCAGTACGCTGGATTCACCTATCTGCTCGTGGCATTCAAATGCTCTGTCATACCGCTTGAAATGGCTGAGGTATAGCGCAATGATCCATATCTCATGGCCGTCGGGGATTGTGTCGGTGAAGTCTGCCATTCCTACGATACAGACCTTTCTCATTGCTTTGGCTCTTCATCTTTTGACGTGTCGGGTCGGGCATATTCAGGGTACTCATTCCTTACTTTACATAAACAATCCAATATGGTGTCTTCATGCTCGCGGCGTTTTGCGTGTATCCTCATTAAATCACAAGCTAGACTAAATCCTCTAGCTGTGGCTTCATCTACCAATTCATTTATCAAACTATCCGTTTTACTCATTTCTCTCTCCTTTGATCACACGAGTCTATATTCATAAACTTTATCTTCAATGTGTGTTTGTGCTAGACTCCATTCAACCGCCTTGCCGTTCTTTGTCCTGGTTACACAATGAGGTGAGTGAACATGCTTATTCCGTCTTTGGATAAACCACAGCCACGCATATTGATCCTTCCCAACCTTTCGGGGGATAAGCGCGAAATGACCATGCCACTCGTTACGGTCCTCGAAGGTTTTTACATGCCAGTTAAATTTCATCATCCGTTCCTTTGCTCACACACCCCAGCACGATAATCTCAAACAGGTCGAAGTTGTTGTGATACCATCTATGCAGCAGTTGCCGGGTTATGTTCGCCTTTCCAGCCACGTAAACCAAACTAGGCAGGCCCTGTGTTTTTATATACCTTGAGGCACTCATGACGGAACCTCGTTCAAATAACAAAATTCACTATCTACTTCTTTAGCTTTAGCGTTGTAAGCTCGGGCGGCATCATGTCTGCAATCAAACAACCCCAGTTCGATATATTCGCCGCCAACACTAATCCCCGCCGCCCACTTTTTAGGTAGCCCCCTCCAGTGTACGCATTTATAACCCGACTTATTTTTGTTCGATGTTGCTGTGTTTCTACTGTTTTGCTGAGCAGTACACTCTCGGAGATTGCTAAATCTGTTATCACTCTTAATGCGGTTGATATGGTCAATTTGATCTTTAGGCCATTCCCCGGTCATATAAAGCCACGCAATTCTGTGTGCATTGTACGGCTTTCCAGATAGGCTTATCATAATATAATTATCGCGCAACCTCTTACTACCCGCTACATAACCAACACAATTCCTTGAACCTGTCTTTTTTATGCGCGTGAAATATCCTGTGTCTGGGTCATAGACATAATTTTTAGCCAAGTCTTTAAGTATCAATTGTTTGTCGATCATGTGTAATTCCAATGTGTTCTGTATTATATTATTACACATTGGCTAAAAGCGCAAGCTATTATTACACATTCGGCATTTATCGGGGGGATTTAGTCTTTAGGATCAATAATCGTCCTGGTAACCGTGGTAATAGCTATGTCACCAGAATGTTCTTGCTCGCTCTTATCCTGCCAGGCTGCTCTATTCTTTAGCCATATGAATGCTGCGCCTGTATCTGGCGGGTAGTGCTTAATAGTATCTGTCTTGGTTATCTTACCTTGGTAGTTAGAGATATGCACCTCATCATGGCTGTATCCCTTGGCTCTGTGGTATAACGCCTCTGCTATATCAGCGTCTGCAATATACTTACCCTTTTTAATGGACTCAAGAAACTCGGGTTGTTTTTTCTTCCACGCGTTAATGGTTTGCTCACTTACGTCAAAGAACTCAGACAGCCTTTTATCCGTAGCACCAAGTAAACAGTACTTATATGCTAGCCCTGCATACTCATCTTTGTAATCAGTAGGCCGACCGCCTGGGTGTTTTGTATTTGTCATCAGTTACTTCCAAACCTCGCATGAACTCTTTGATAAAAGCCTTCCATCTCTAATGGTCCTTTCAGTCTTATCTTTTGGACTTTTTTTGTTAAGTCGTCGAACTTCTTCTGGTGTTGTTCTGCGTCAAGGTGCTTATCATTTTTCCGTAGCCACGTAATATGTCTAGACATTGAAGCCCTAACCGACCGATATGTTTTAAAAGCATTAGATATTCCCTTTGTGCTAGTCTTATTGGATTCCCCGCCATTTTCAATATTTAACATATCTCTAGTTTCTCGGGCCAGTTTGATATATTTCCTTTCTGCCTCTTCCCAATCATCTACCCAACATATTACACGCATCTTAGGCTTAACACCCTGGTCATGTAGTTTATTGCACCATCTAATAATTGGCGTGGTTCTTGTGCGGGTGTAGCATGTGTACGATCTATAGCGCACCTTAGGCTTATTGCTCTTGCCTATATATCTAATCTTACAATCTCGTGGGTCGACTAAGGCATATATGGCAGTTAGTCCCTTAGGCGCGGTCACGGGTCATTCTCCATACTTGCTCACCACAGGGTAACTTGCCCTTGGCTTTGCAGTCCTTTACGTATTCTTGATAGGTCATCTCTTGCGCCTCACCCGCTTGCTCACAGTGCTGATTGCTTGGGCTATGGCCTGTTTGCGGGGCTTGCCCTCACCACGTAGCTTGCTGACCTTGCGGCTTACTCGCTTGTTGCGCTCTGATTTGGTATGATCTGGCATTTAACTATCCTCTGCTTGTTTCACCCATATTGTACCATCTTTCGCCTGTGTCGCATAGCTGGTCGTGTCTGGTGCCTGTACGTTGTAGCTTGTCGTGTCCGGGGCTTGTGTTACCCACTTCTGCGGTAATATGGCGAGTATACCTGAATATAAATCAGATATCGTTTGCCGGTCGCCTTGGTCTATTGCCCCATCAGGAATCATAAACAGGTTAGCGACAAAATTAACCCCCATCGCGGACGCTCGTTTTGAGGCGGTATCAATTGCCATTAGGAATCTTCACCCTTGGTAAAGGTCGTCCCATCGTCTGACACGGCTGATGTTGCTATGTCACCGCTATCCGCATCGTTCCTTACAGTGAATGTTGTTGCCGTTTGAGTGGTCTTGTTGCGTGTCTTGGCTGCAATATAACCAATCTTATCTTTAAGGCTGGCAGTCGCAGCAGGCACACCAGAAGGCTCGGCAAAGGTATCTGTGACCATCACGTCAAGAACTTCCGCGTTAACCTGTACCGCCGATATGTCGTTTAGACCAGATATTGCCGCCGGTATGGTTGTCCCCGTATCGACCAAGATCGCCGCCGTATCCACTTTAACCGCGTCAACCTTGCCGTCTATAATATCCTGCTTGGCTTCTGTGGCAAGGCCGGATTGTATTTGGGATACTGGATGGACGTGATCAGTTTTAATTATGAAAGCATCGCCATTACCTGGTGCGCTTGTTAGTGCTTCTTCAAGAGTGATTTCCTTAGTTGTGCCGTTATATGACAACACAGGTCGAGATTGCCCCGCCAATATGCCGTCAATAAATACTAACGAAACATCAACATAAAAATCATTCACCGCCGATGATAATGCCGTCACAAATACTGTTGCTGTTGCGCTAGCGTCGTTAACTGTACTTTCTGCCGATACCGTGCCTTCTTTGACTTGACGGAAGCCCTTCCCAAAGCTCCCTCCTACATTGTGTCCAGATTCAGCCTCATCATAAAAATCATCAACCAATTTGGGAGATGTAGCTGTTGCCGCAAGCAATACCCCGTCCGTTCCTGTATCAAGCAGTATCGCCTCTGAGGCGGCTAAAGTATCCGTAACATTCTGTGCAACGTCATCTGTCGTGATTGTCACACCGCCTGTATTCGTCACTTTCCAGTTGCCGCGCTGGTTAACTGCGCCGCTGGAAGATGCTGCGTAAATAATCTGACCCTTACCGCTTATGCTGAATAAATCAGTTCCCAAAGTGTTTAGATTTCTAATCTCTATACCTTGGGCGTAATCCGGCATCGTTAAATTGACGTTGGCCACTGCCGCGCCTGTGTCAATAACTGGCGTTGATGGCCCCGCAATATCAGAATGACTTCCTGATATAGTGTAATCCCCAGCGGCGGGGAACGTATCGCCCGATAATCCCGTTCCATCATACTGAAGCTCTAGGTTGTCTGCTGCTATACTGTCGCCGCTAATTGCTGTGACGTTTGCTGAAGCTCGCCCAATACTAAATTCACCGACTACCTCACCGACTACCGACACACCGCCAACCGTTCCTGTGGTCACAACCAGGCTGTAATCCTTGCCAGTTTCAAAACCATTAGCCGCCGTTGCCGCAATCGTCAGGTTGTTTAAACCTGTAACCGTGTCAAAATCCGCCGACAGGGTTATGCCTGCCGTGATTTGTGTTGTGCCATCATCCTCATAAGCCGATACAACTGGCGTACCTGATAGCGTGGTAGGCCCACCCGTTGAAAATGATCGTGTCGAGAATTTCTGATATATTGTGTCTTCTAATGTATAATCTGTCATCGTCCGGCCAATCCTCCGCCTCTACCTGCTAAACCACCATGATAAGCTAATCCGCCTGAACCCGCAAGGCTTGACATAATACGGCCACCGCCTGCTACAGACCCGTTTAGTTCTATGCCGATTGCGACCGTGTCAGGGGTCTGTCCATCATCTGAGTACGTCATAGCTGCGGTTAAAGCGCCAGTCGCGGCGTTGGTTCCCGTTGCAAAGGTAAACCCTACGTTGAACGCGCCGATAGTTCCAGGTATGTCCAGAGTTCCGTTGGACCATCCAATTGTGGCGGGATTAGATGAGTTTCTACATGCCCCAAAGGCGAATGTACTTTCGCTGTCCGTAGTCAGGCCAACTTGCGCACCCGTTCCGCCAGTCGCGTTAAGTAGTTCCGCAGTGTCGGTAGTTCCGACAGGTGTCGTCTGGTCTACCCCATCCCATTGCTGCCCTATGACAGTAAAGTCGTTACCCGATCCACCAGCATAAGTTACACTAACAGCGTTTGTACCTATGGCCGGTGCCACCAAACTAAAGCAGGCCATACTTTCTCTGGTAGAAACGCCAGTGGTCGTTAATATCTCCTCATCCTTGACCATCGACACGCCGTTATAAGTGACGCCCGTGATGGACCGTTCTGTCGCTGTTCTTTCGTGAAAAACCCAGATCACGAGGAGTCTATTTGTTCCCGCCGCAATGGCAAAATTACCCGCACTTAACGGCGATGCGGGGGCCACTTCGTTGTTAAATACAACGGCGGATGATATTAGCGATGGTTTGGCCACGTCATACCCTAAATAAGAGAAAACCCCGCCAATTTCAAAGAGACGGGCGGGGCATTGGGTATAGTTTACGGCCTTATAGGCGGCCTGTCAACCTCTCCATGAGGGTGGCTACGTTCTCCATAATACAAGCAACGTTGTCCGGTATCGGGCTGCGGCCCTTCACCCAATGGTTGACGTTCTGTCTTGTGCACCCGGACATCCTAGCAACGGTTGACTGTTTCCACCTAGCTGACCATATAATGTCATTTAGCTCCGTTGGCGTCATTTCACTTGTCGGCACCTTCAGTATTATATCATAACCCGATTTTCTAATGGCTTTCAGGGCTAATTCCGCAAGCGGCGCGTATGCCTCATGGTTTTTTTGCCTCGGGTCATCCAAATTCAGGCCATCAGGGTCTTCTTTATTATGCCCACAAATCTGTCGGGCTATCTTCTCTACCATCTTACTCATCTATTCGCCCTCCGCTGCTTTGAGCAATATAGCCCGTTGCCCCATTTTATCTTTCAGGACTTTCACGCTGTCCCTCTTAAAATCGATTGCCGGTGTTTCTGAGTTATCCTGCATCTCCCCATCATCCAGATAGGGCATGTCATCGCAATAGTACATGCATAGCAAAAACCTTAGTTGCCTGACTTCATCGGCATCTACTATGGCATAGCCTGCCTCTTTAAGCCGCACGACAACTGTGTCGCCGTAATTGAACTGGTTGCGGCCCTCAAAGAACTCGTTTAATACCTGTGCCGGCGTCTTCTCTATCAGGTCACTCATGCCTCTCTCCTATGTTTTTGAAATTATTTACAATCGTGTCGATATTCCACCCATTGCCGAGCATCTTATACCTCTGGGTATTACTGACGTGACCAGTGTAGCCATCAGGGACAGTCTGCGCCCGTTCACACTCTAGAAGGCTGATATAGCGTAGGCCATGAATATCTTTAATTCCGAAGTATCTTTGACTTGAATAATTCTTATACATAGTTGCCTCTAGCATTTGACACTTTCCATTATTCGGCCAAACATTAAGAACTTTATTTTTCCTCTCTCCATGTCTTTTAATCCAGGCTAAAGCCTTTTCACTGTAATAATGACACGCCGGCGCATCGTGCTCCCTAATGTCTCCCCAAGTCACCCCTTTATCTTCCGGTTGTTCTATATTCCAATTAGCCCAATACAGCCTATTTCTATTCTGTGCAGAAACAAGATTGCTGTTAATTTCAACAGGATCAACACCCAAATATTCAGTAATAATTGTCTCACTCACTTTTTTCATCTTTACGTTTTCAAGTAAGAATTTTACATATGGATTGAATTTTTTGATGTGGTTTAATATATCGACAAAAACAAAGAACAATTTGCTTCTAGGGTCGCTAAACGCTAATTGCTTACCGGCGAAGCTGAACCCTTGGCATGGGGAGCCTGCTATAACCAGCCTAATACCAGACCAATCTATATCCCAATTAGCCCAGTTCTCTATATCGCCTAACTGGATTGTATTGGGATAATTGGCCTGAGTTACCTTAATGGCCCAAGGGTCAATTTCAGACGCATAATATTTATTTACTTTAATCCCCGACCTGTCAAGGGCTATCTGGCCACAAGACATACCGTCGAACAATGCTAGGACATTTATACTATTCATTTAAAAATCTCCAATTCAATTCCTAGAAGCTTTGCAGCAGCCAGAATATCACGCACCCCTACTCCACGGTTAGGACTATAGCCCATCTTTACCTTCAGATTTCTTTGATAGAACTTGGCTTCATTCTCTGCCCGATAGTCATCCTCAGAATTATATATTTCACCTGGGGAACTATACTCACCGCCATCAATGAGTTTGGTCTTTCGGCAGAATCTCCTTTCGCGCCATCCTTCACCACATGTTACCCATTTGCGGCCAACTTTTGTTATTGTCTCATACCCGCTGTTAGGTTCTTTTTGGTTAAGAACGATCACAACAAAGACCTTCTGCCCAACCTTCCATTTATCCATCTCTCTCTCCTTTGTTAAATGAGGCGCGGGTAACGGTCTAAGCGTTCTCACCCTGCTCGGCTCTCTGGTATCGTGTTCGAACACTTGCCAGTCTCCTCCTTCGGCATTGCTGCCACGCCAACCCGTTGCCGGGATGTTAAATATTACCGAGTGACTTTTTCAACGCGGAAAAGCTATCTTCTGAAATTTCAATCGTTTCACCATCAATTATAATTGTGTGTTTCTTTTTGCGCGGGTTAAATCCGAATATTTCCTCAAAGACTGTAGCGTCAAAATTAGGTAGCTGAAATGTTTTTTCTCTGTCTTCTTCATCTGCCTTTTCCCATGCCTCAATATATGCATGGTGTGGTGATGTATAGGACTTCAGGTATCCACCAGTAGTGACATATGTCGGGAATGCTTCTTTTTCTTTATCAGACATTGACCCTTCTGAAATCCACTCTATGATTCTTGCATATATCCAACTTGGTTTATCCGCGTTATTCCATTCATCGAACGTGCACGGCTTGTTAAATACAAGGCAGTCTTTCGGGGTAGTGGTGTTGCAGTAGCCCGTGTTCCTGTCGCCCGTGTTCCAGTCGCCCGTGTTCCAGTCGCCCGTGTTCCTGTCGCCGGTGTTCCAGTAGCCCGTGTTCCAGTCGCCCGTGTCCCAGTCGCCCGTGTTGCAGTAGCCCGTGTTCCTGTCGCC